TAATTTTTTAATTAGCGGAACACAATACTTAAAATTGTTTAATGGTACAGGTAATCTAACACTCCAAAGTGGTGGCACGTTTACGGATATTGCTTCTGCACGATTAGCAGTAAACAGCACAACGCAAGGATTCCTTCCTCCGAGAATGACCACAACGCAAAAGAACGCTATTGCTTCACCTGCGACAGGCTTAATGGTTTACGATACTACTTTAAATTTAATTTCTGTTTACAACGGAACAACTTGGATAACACTTTAATATAAATACAATGGCTAAAATTCAACCAATCAGTTTTCCTCTCAACGCAGGAACAGCAACAGAGATGAGTGTACTCATTCTGAACTTCGAAACGAGCGCAACAACTTGCACAACTTACTATGAATTAAAGACCGAAGAAGGCACAGTTCTTTCGAATGGTAACTACACTTTAACCGAAGAAGAGTTCGCAGCGTGGGGAACGGACAACGAGTGGGTTACGGAGTGCGTGGCAAAGGCAATAGGTGTAACAATTTTATCTTTCTAATATGCAACTAACAGAGGAACACTTAAAGCAGTTAGATGCTTTCATTCAAGAGATGCCAGTGAAATTTGGCTTACCATTGATTCAGTTTTTCAACAAGATAAAAGAGGAATCAGAGAAAGATGCCTAACGAACAGAGCGCACCAAACTTCTTCGCTGTCGTTAACGATATGGCAAAACGCTTTGTCGAGTTGATGCAGTCTGACTATCGTATGAAGCGAAAGGTTGGACGCAACTACACTAACGCGGTGGCAAGTGGTACGCTCGAAAAGTCTTTGAAATACAGACTACAAATCAAAGGGCAGAATATCAACGTTTCGGTCTATGCGAAGGGTAAAGCGTCGCAGTATTTTCTTGCGCGTGAGAACGGAAGGAAAGCAGGAAAGCAACCGCCTGTTGACGCGATTCTTGAATGGATGAGAATTAAGCCTATCAAGTTACGCGACAAGGAAAGCGGTAAATTCAAGAAGCCAACGGAAGCACTCAAAAGACAAGTTGCTTTCTTGATTGCTCGAAAGATAGGCAAACAAGGAATGAAGGGGTGGCACGCTTTCGATTACGCAATGGAGAACATTTGGGACGAATACGAAGCAAAAATAATTTATGCTTACGGAAAGGATTTCGGAGCAAGTTTAGACGGATTAAACGACATATAAAAATATAATAATGGCAATTACAATCAACGATCAACCATATCAGTACACTCCAATAGGTCAGCGACTTATGCTCGTTGCTTCTTCAACGAATGTGGCGAATACAGGCTTTCGCTTCGTGTTCGACTTCGGTTCTTTTCAAGTGAACGTACAACCCAACGCATCGAACAAAGGAATCTTAGACCTTGCGCCTATCTTTCGTGAATCATTGAAACACCGCGAAGGAGCAGCAAACGAAGGAATCAATGTTGAATACCACAGCGTTGCAAATATCTCTTGCACAATAAAAGAAGGGTGGTTGGTCGACGGAGTGTTCACGGTTAGCGGTAGTGGAATGGCAGACATTGACGATGTGTACGCGTTTCTTGCTGAATATCAAGTGAGCGACGGATACAAGCCGAATCCGACTGATAGATATGGTTTGTTTACAACCAATTCTTATATGATGAGTGAAAGAACAAACGACACTCACAAATGGATTGAAGCACCTTCGCGTGGTCTTTCAAACGATTGGGTGTACATACCTACGCGATTAGCTGATTTTGGACAATTATACGCACCTTGTTTCAATGGTTTGATAGGTAACAATGCAGATTCTTTAATTGTCTCTTTATACGACGACACAGACACGTTGATTGATAGTAATTACTACACACTACCAACAGATAACAACGCGGTTGCGCGTGTGGGTGCTTATCCTTCAAACCTAATAACCGACGGTTATGACTTTACTGACGTTAAATACTACACTATCCAAGCAGGTGAAGTCACTTCGTTTCCTGTTTACACACCTTTTTCACGCGTTTATTGTTTCTATCTTGTCGCTGACGATTGTCGCTTTGACAATGTTCGTCTGGGTTGGACGAATACTTGTGGCGGTATTGATTACTTTAACTTCACGAAGAAAAGCGAGTTGTCGTACAACTACGATCGTAAGCAATACCAAAAAGTGGTAGGAACATACAACGCTTCAACCTTTGATTTCAACACCTTCGACAGAGGCACAACGGATAGATACGTTACAACAACAAAAGGACTGCAAATAAACAGCGATTGGGTATCGGTTGGTGAGTTCAACTTACTTCAAACACTTTGTCGTTCAAATGACGTGTTTATAATCAACGACGACGGAACGATGACACCTGTTCTTGTCGATGCTCAAAACTTTGTTATCAAGGACGAACGCTATTCTAAACTTTACAATGTTACTTTGAATCTTAAATACTCTCAACCTGTTGGCTTATGATGAATCAAGTAATACTAACTCTTACCGATAACGACGGCAACAGCGCGATTCTCGACTTGTACGAAAACGAGAAGATGCACTTGAACTATAAGTTCACGGACATTACCGACTTCGCTTCTGTGGGCAATTACTCGCAAGAGTTTCGCGTTCCTGCAAGTAAGACGAACACCGACTTTTTCGGTGCAATCTTCAACGTAAACTTCGATGGTTGGTTTGACTTTCGAAAGAAGGTTGACGCGGTGTTGACGGTGAACACTATTCCAATTGCAAGTGGTCACATTCAAGTTAAGAAGTTGTACTGGCAGAGTGGTAAATTATTTGAATTTGAAGTTGTGTTTTTCGGTGAAGTACCAAACCTTGCAAGATTACTTAATGAAAAGAAACTCAAAGATATTGAAAGCATTGTCGCGGGTGACCTTGACTACGATTTACTTCACGAATATGTTGAGACACAGCCTAACGACCATACGATTCTAACACTATGCGATAAGTTTAATTTAACCGCAACGAACGTTGAAGGACAGCCTGTCTATTCAACCGTAATTAGTGGGCAACCGACCTATAAACCGCTTTACGTTGGACATCTTACTCCTGCGGTGAAAGCGCAATACTTGTTCGACCAAATCCTTGCAGACGCAGGGATTCAGTATTCAAGTGATTACTTAGGAGATATACTTGAAAATGTTTACGTTCCTTTCGTCAATGGTCAGTATTTGAATAGCGCAGTAGGATTAAACGATAACGCTTCAAATCTTGCGTTAGCTTCAAACATTAACGGATTAACATTTGCACCTTCAAATAACATTTACAATTTATACAGCGCGTTAACTGAATACGAAGACGCAGGTTCTAATTGGAGTGGTGGTGTTTTTACCGTTCCTTATACAGCGCAATACACATTCAGACTTGCGGCAAATGGTCGTGTGAACACTTTGAACGGACAAGACTTTGGGAACTATCCTGTTCGAATTATGGTTTATGTGAATGATGTTTTCACTTATGAATACGAATTACTTCAAACGAGTTATTTGTTTTATTTGAACTCAACCCAAACCTATGCTTTAAATGGCGGTGATACGGTGAAATTTAAGTTGCAAATCTTACCACAAGATTCAACCGCAGCGACATTCACTTGGGACGTTGATTTATTAGGTTCTGGTGGTGTAAATCAATTCGGTTGTGGTGTTGAACTTATTAGCGTTGGAACGAATTTAACAGGCGACCAAGTTGTAATGGAGTACAACGCTCCAGATATGCGACAAATCGATTTCATCACATCAATTCAAAAGATGTTCAACCTTGTTTTCGTAGCGGACAAGACGCTTCCGAATACGCTTAAGATTGAACCAATGGTTGAGTATATCGCAAGTGGTAATACGCTTGATTGGTCGCAAAAACTCGACTTGTCGAAAGACATTATGTACTCTCCAACAACCGACCTGCAAAAGGCGAAATTCTCTTTTACATACGCTGAAGACGGAGACTTTTACAACTCAGTCTACAAGGACAATGGACGCATCTACGGACGCTACGAAGTAACAGAATCAGACTTCGAAGTAATTAATGAGTTCGCAACAGGTGAAGAAAAGGTTGAACTTGCTTTTGCATCTACACCTTCAGCACCTGTTGAAAATACAGATGTTGTCGTTCCTAAATTCTTGAAAGCAGAAGGACAATTCGTACAACCGAAGCCACGTATCCTTTACTACTTCGCTGACTTCTTTGTGAATATGTATGATGAGGTAAGCGGTGACGTAGTGCAAACAGCGGTAAAGTGTTTGAATAACTACTCGACAATGAACGCAACGGTGAGCAACAAAGACTTAAATTTCGCTCCCGAAGTACCTATTCACACAATTGTTGCTAATCCATACAACAATCTTTATAATCGTTTTTGGCGCAATTACTACCGTGAACTATTCGACGGACAAGCGAGAATTTTAGAGGGAATGTTTGCACTTACTCTAAACGACGTATTTACGTTTCAATTTTCAGACAAGATATGGATTATTGATTCTTGGTGGAGAGTTCTTGAAATTCAAGGCTACGTTGTAGGTGAACAAGATATGACGAAAGTAAAACTTATTCGCGTTCTGGATATCGACAACGACTGCGACCTTACACCTGTGTCCGCCAACCTTGACCAATCTTTGAATTGGGAAAATTCTAATGGTGATCCTGCGACGATAACACAAGATTGTTGTCTTCGTTTTGGTTACAACTGGAATAGCACAAAGAATGATTGTTTCTCACAACCAAACAACGGAACGCGTTCTTTCATAACTCAACAAGCACCATCACTTGCACCAACAAAATTCGGTGCGCCTGTTAGTTTCGGTGGTTCGATTAGTCAGCCAGTTAGAACGATAACGACAGACTACGTTGTAACGAATTTCGACCGAATGATTTTTGCAGATACAACAGGTGGAAGCATCACAATTTATTTACCTTCTGCAACGACAACGGCAGGACGTGAATTGATAATTCAAAAGTCTGTTTCGGCTAACGGAGTAACAATCCAAGCATACACAGGAGAAACGGTTGAGGGAAGCGGAAGCGTGACCTTGAGCGCAATGGGTGACACAATAACAATAATATCAAATGGAAGCGACTTCAAAGGAACATCTTCAAAATAAAGCAGGCGCAATGGTCGCTTGTTTAGAGTTTATTAAACTCAACGTCAAGAGCGAAAGTGAGTTCGGCAAAGTGGCGAACGGAAAGCGTAAGTTAAAAATGTGGAAACACTACGCTTGGAAAGTAACGCGTATTTCCGTAAACGTCGCATTTTGGATATTTATCTTATATAAACTACTATTCTAAATGGCGAATACAATTGACTTTAATGTAAACACAAACGCGGTCACCGTCCTCAATCAAACGGCAACAGCGGCAGACAATACAGCGCAAGGTTTTTCAAGTGCAAAGGCTGAACTTCGCGCGTTACAACAGCAGTTGTTGTCAATGGATTCTTCGAGTGAGGAGTTCAAGAAAGCGTCTGCCCGTGCTGCTGAATTGAAGGACAACATTTCCGACTTGTCCGCTGAGATTAGTGCAAACGCGGGTAACGCGTTTGAAGGTCTTTCTAACAACGTCGGTTTGTTCGGTTCACGTCTTATGGACTTGGACTTAAAGGGAGCAGGACAGGCGTTGAGTGGAATGGGTGCGGCAGTTAAAAAAATTGATTTTAATACTCTAAAAGATGAAATCGGTGGTTTAGTTAAAGGATTTGGAACTCTTGCGAAAGCAATTATTTCAAACCCGATTTTATTACTTGCTGGTGCTGTCGCTTTAGTAGTTGCAAATTTTGACGACTTAGTAAAACTTTTTCCCGCAGTTGAAAACGGTCTTAGTGGTATTGATGAACAGCAAAGAGAAATTGCTAAGAACGCACAAGCAACCGCAGACGCTTCAAAAAAGGCATACGAAAATTCTTCGTTGCAAGAAAACTCTTTAAGGCTACAAGGGAAAAGTGAAAAAGAGATTCTTCAAATTAAAATGAAGAAACTTGAAACGTCGATAAAAGACGCAAAAGTAAATTTAGAAATTCAAGAAAAACAAGCAGAATCTCAAATAGCTGCAAGTAAGCGAAACGCTGAACTATTGCAACAAATAGTTAGAGGTGCTTTGGAGTTGAGCGCGGTTGGTTTGAGAATGTTAGTTGCTCCAATTGATTTGGTTTTAAAAACAGCTAACGAAGTAAGCAAGGCTTTGGGTTTTGGAGAAATAACAGCTATTAATTTAAATGAAGAAATTACAAAACTAACGGAAGCAGGAAGTAAGTTAGTAACTGAATTATTGATTGATCCAGCAAAGCAAGAAAAGGAACTCAAAGAATCATTTGATAAGCAACGAAATGAAATTGCTCAAATGACAAGCGACTATCAAGGCTTTCAGTTGTCCATTCAAAAAATGGATAAAGAAACAGCAGATAAAGCAAAAAAAGAAAGAGAAGATGCTATAAAAGAACAAGAAGACGCTCAAAAAGAAGCAGACGCAAAAGAGTTAGAACGTCGTAAAAAATTAAACGACGAAATGATGGCAGAAGACGAACGTATGTCTTCTATTGGAATTGATGATTTAATCGCAAGAGAAAAGAAAAAGACAGATATAAAACTTCTTGCAGAAATGGAAGGACATTCCAAGTTGACTGCATTAAAATCTGAACATAACAAACAAGAATTAAAGAAAGACGAAGACGCATTCAACGCACGTTTAAGTATTGCGTCAAGTGGATTAGATGCTTTAAGTGCATTGAACGACGCCTTTACTAAAAAAGGACAGCAACAATCTAAGAAACAATTTCAGATTCAAAAAGCGTTGAATCTTGCATCTGCTGTTATCGATACTTACGGTGGTATCAATAGAGCATTAAACGACAAGACAATGCCTTCAACAACCGCTCGTATTATTCAAGCGTCAATCGTTGGAGCAATGGGACTCGCTAACGTGTTGAAAATTTCAAAGACGGAATACGGAAATGCAAGCGCACCTTCTGGAACGAATATGAGTACAGGTGGTGGCGGTGTCGGAACGGCTGCTCCTTCACCTGCGAACTTCGCCTTTGTCGGCAACCAACCCAACCAACAACAACCACCATTACAAGCCTACGTCGTTGGAACGCAAGTCAGCAGCAATTTAGAAGCACAACAATTAATTCAAAACCAATCAAGATTAGGAGGATAAAACAATGAAAAAAATAAAAGTTATTGAATACGGAATCGACGACGCGGGACTTCTTGGAGTGTACGCAATAAGCGTAGTTGAACAACCTGCCATAGGTGTCGACTTCGTTGCACTATCAGAACAACACAACGTGAAGTTTAAAGAAGACTTTAGAGGTCTTTTGTACGGAGCGTTATTGATTCCCGACCAACTTATTTACCGACGCAACGACGAAACGGACGAGGAATACTACGTTAAGTATTCGAAAGACACTATTCGTGCAATTGCTTACAATTATTTGAAACAAGCCAACCAAAACAACGCAACGGTTGAACACGCGAAAGTTGTTGACGGAGTGAGCCTTGTTGAAACGTGGATAATCGAAGGTGAAAACGACAAGAGTAAAAACTTCGGCTTCGACCTTCCAGAAGGTACTTGGTTTGGTTGTATGAAAGTGGACAACGAAGAAGTAAAGAAGCAGATACAAAATAAAGAAGTTCTTGGCTTTTCTATCGAAGGCAACTTCATTGCAGAGAAAGAAATGTATTTGAGCGAACAACAACCCACCTTAATTGAAGAATTGGAGCAGTTGTTAGCGTTAGCCACACAAGAAGAAATAGACGCGCGTTACGACGATTATATGAACGCGGTGAATATGACCTATTCAGAACTAAAAGCGTGGTCAGAAACGGAGTGTTCAACTTTGGCTTCGTTGGATCGTGCGCCTATCGAGCGTAACCTTGAACTACTTCAAACGAACAAAGCCGATTGGACGGAGAAACACTACGAAGATGCGGGAAAGACAATTGCTTTCATCAATCGTATGCGTGAAAATCAAGCAGGCGACATATTAGAAGACAGCAATGGGAACATCTGCGGAAGTAAGCGCACGATTTCTCTTTTGAACTGGGCATACAATCCGAATAAGTAAATGAATATCGAAGCAGGTGGTTTCTTTAAGTTGGAGTTATTCAACGATGACGCTAACCTGTTTCTCAATGCGCTCACTAAGATAACGAATGAGGGCGGTAAAATGGGTTTTAAGACGTATGGATTGAGTGAAGACGAGATGAAAGTATTAAACGCGATTCTTGACAATTTAGGATAAAAAAAACGGGGGTAATCACTCCCCCGTTCAAACCTAAAAATCAAATTCAACCTATGAAAAAGCGAATTACGAAACAAATATACCTCTTTTTATATCTACTGACTAAACAAACAATTAACAGAATTATGAATTTACGAGAAAAAGTAAACGCTCTATTCGCAAAACACAACGTTTCTCTCTCTGCTGAAGAAGTAGTTGAGGTGAAGCAAATGGTTGAGGCAATTTTAGAGGACGGTACAAGCATCTACACAGATAGCGACACTTGGGCAGCTGGTGTTCGTGTATTCGGCAAAGACGCAGACGGCAACGAGGTTGTTATCGCGGACGGAGAGTACAAGACAGCAGAAGGAATTGTTGTTGTTGTTGAGGGTGGTCTTGTGACTGAATTAAAACCAATGGAAGAAGAAGAAGCTCCAGAGGTTGAAGTAGTAATCGAAGAAGAACAAGCTTCTGAGGTTGTTGCTGAGGAATCACTAAACGCAGAGGTTGAAGGACTTTTGTCGTTAGTTGCTAAGTTAGAAAGTGAACTTTCTGAAATGAAGAAAGCAAACGAAACACTTTCAAGCGAAGTAACAAAATTAAGCGCTCAACCTGCTGCGTCTTCAATCAAAGAAGTAAAACAGGCAAAACAAACACCTTCAAAGCCATACGCTAAAATGTCGGCAGAGGAGCGTTTCTTATTCAATCTTAAAAAATAAAAAAAAACACAAATAAAAAATGGCTACTACCACTTCATTAACCACAACCTTTGCAGGTCGTGAAGCAGCAGGATATATTCGCGCTGCGTTCTTAAGTAACGAGTCTTTGGCTGCGGTTACTTTCAAAGAAAACATTGAGTACAAACAAGTTGTTCGCAAATTAGTTGATTCTATCACTTTTGCTAACGCTACTTGTGACTTCACTCCAACAGGAACTGTTACTCTTACTGAGCGTATCTTAGTTCTTGAAAAATTCCAAGTTCACAGACAACTTTGTAAGAAAGATTTCTTAGCAGATTGGGAAGCTAAGTCTGAGCAAGACGGATTCCTTCACGCTTCTTTAACCGACGCTTTAATTGCTAACGTTATGGCAGGTGTTGCAGCAAACAACGAGCGCGTAATGTGGCAAGGTGTTAACGCAACTGCAGGTGAGTACGCAGGTTTCGAAACTTTGTTCTTGAACGACGGAGATGTTATCGATGTTGGAACTCCAGAGGCTATCACTTCTGCGAACGTTATCGAAGAAATGAATCGTCTTGTATTGGCACTTCCTGTGCGCGTTCGTCGTGCTACTGAGAAGCCTGTAATCGCAGTTTCTTCTAACGTTGCTGAAGCGTTCAGAACTGCAATCTTAGGTCTTGGCGGTGGTTCTTACTTGTACCAAGGAGAAACTGTTAAGATGACTTGGCAGGGACAATACGACATTATCGAATGTCCTGGAATGAGCGACGACACAATGGCTATGTTCCAAAAGAGCAACCTTTGGTTTGGAACAAATCTTAAAGACCAATGGAACAACGTTGCTGTGTTGGATATGTACCAATACGACTTGTCTGACAACGTACGTTTCGCAGCTTCTTTCTTTGCAGGTGTTCAATACGGCTTCGGAAACGAAATCGCGTTCTACCAATATACTGCATAATCTCAACCATTCTAACCCTTGCATAATAGAGGTGGTGGCATAAAACCCACCCCTCTTTTGTGCTAATTAAAAACATACAAATATGGCTTGTGAATTAAGTACAGGATTTACACTCGATTGCAAAGACGGAATCGGTGGTATTAAGCAAATCGTTTTGTTGGATCAATCATTGGTTACAGGTATTACATTGGACTCATCTCAAGTGATTACAGCAATTGCTGGTCCAACAGATGCAGACTTATATACTTATGAACTTCCAACACAAACAGGTTCATTCGAAGAAACAATCAATTTCAACCGCGACAACGGAACTGTGTTTTACACTCAGACCGTTAACGTGATGTTACACAAATTGAGCGCAGCAAAACGCAAGGAATTGCAAACAGTTGCACAGGCTCGCGTTATTGTATTCGTTCAAGACACTAATTCAAATTGGTGGGCTGTTGGATATGAGTACGGAGCAGACCTTTCTACTGCAACAGCAGGAACAGGAACAGCTTTAGGAGATGCTAACGGATACACCTTAGCGTTCACTCACGAAGCAGCAGTTCGCGCTTATAAGTTGAACGGAGCACCTGCTTCTGTTATTGGCTAATAAAAACTTTTACACATCTAGGGACAAAGCGTCCCTAGGTGTTGTAATTTTAACGTAAAGGAAAGATAGAATGGTTTATCTCAACACAAATACAGCGAATCAATACGCGTGGCTTTCACTCGATGAAGGTCGCCAGTATTTCAACGTTGCCTTTACACACTACCTACTCGTTTTGACTTACGAAATGACAGGTGAACAACTCGCACAAGTAGTGACCGTGATAAACGAGAACGAACGCGTAACTAAAATAAGACTTACCACCGTTGGTTTGACCGATGCAGGACGTTATCATTACGAAATGTATGGACAAAACAGCAGTAGCAATATAAACCCTACCAATGCTTCCGTCGTTGGATTGGTAGAAAAGGGGTTAATGATTTTACAAGACGGAACAATTTACTTTGACGTTTCAACACCGACAATCCCTGTCGATGTAATTTATACAGGTGCATAATATGAGCAACATTCAAGCAATAAACTTATCGGCTTATCAACCTGTTGAAGCGGTTGAAAAAGAAAACAGAAGCGGTTGGATTGACTACGGACAAAACAACTTATTCCCTCAACATCTCATAAACCTTTACCAAAACTCACCAATACACAACGCGTTGGTGAACTCAATCTCTTATATGATTGAGGGACAAGGAACGGGGACAATTCTCGACAACGCATTGCAAGGTATTGCGTTCGACTTAAAGTTACAAGGCGCATTTGTTGCTGAAGTAATTTGGTCAATGGACTTCACTCGCGTTGTACAAATCAACCACCTTCCTTTTGAGAATTGCAGACTTGCATACGACAAAGAAGAAGACGACATCACAGGAATTTTCTATTCAAAAGACTGGGC